CCTGCACTATCGAAACGAAAGTACAGGAAAAAATCAACCTGTCTAAGCTAAATACGTAATGAATCGCTTTAACTTTCATTCCGGGAGTCCAACTAATTAAAGTCAGACACAACATGTGGAATTCCAATCCACACACGAGGGGGTACAAGACCGTACATCTAGTACTTCAGTATGTGCCCTAATACATACCTAGGTTTTTCAAACCATAGCCCGCTAACTAAAGCGTGCGCGAGTGTTTCAAACTTAACACTAAAGTTAGAGATGTTTGCAACTTCTCCAAAGTTAAATTGCTAAATCGCTGCAATTAAAACGTTTCTTTCTACGTAGAAAAACGACTCAGTTATAGTCATGGGTTGACTTTGAAAGGTTTAAAATAAAGAAATATTAAACCTGCGTAACTACAAACGACAGACTAAGTCCTCGTCGTAGCTTCTCCTGTTAAACAGGACACAGTGATTCCGCAACGTCACTGGATGAATTAAGTTCATCAAACTTCATCCTTGAAATCATCTAAGTCTCCGAGGGACGAAACTCGGTGCGTTTGGGTTAAGAACTTTTGTGTTATTATTTACCCTTCTTTGGACTTGCAATGTTACTGGGCCCCTAGGTGGTTGACGTCTTTTCTTCTTAACAACTTTTCTACGTTGTTGTTTCTGTCTTTGCATTTGTGGAGGTCGATTGAGAATTGAGACTATTGCTTTTCTTCCCAACTCAATACCAGGTCCAGCCACAGGAATAGAACGTAAAATACTAGACGTAACCGGGGATCGCAGCACTTTATTTGCAACATTTTTAAGACCCTTCCAAAGTAAGTCCCAATCATTATAGGCCGCCGGATAAGCATCATTCATACGACCAGCTAAAGTGAAATATGCATCAAGGGCACGTAAATCGGCTTGGCGAGGTGGCGCCATGAAAGGCGAGTATGCAGATCCTGGAGCACAGGAAACTTCAACTCCCATTCGAACAGTAAGTCTAAGTTGTGTATTAATTGACAAGTTTTGGAAAACAATTCCTATCATCTGCCCACCAAGTAAACACGGAGCAGGACCCCATGAACCGGCGGTAATTGGACCATAAAAAGTATGGCCCATTGACTGCTCAATGAAAGGAAAAGTGGGTGTATTAAGCCTCATTGGTGCATACACGCCATCCCGAGCTTTCCATTGTATAGCTGCGGGCATTGTCATAAGACTCTGACTGTTAATTGGACTACCTGTATACGTGTCATCGATGTTAGTGCCAACTGGAGCTGTTTGAGTGTAACTCGGTTGTAATTGAGCTACTGTAACAGTTCCTTGATCTGACAATGTTGGTACATCACAAAATATGGTTATACTATAATAAGCCATCCGAGCTGCTTGAACATTTAAACGCCAAAATGTCAATCTTTCTGCTAAATTCGCACCTGGGACTTGGGTATTTAAGAAATTTGGAGCAAGAGTTGCACCTACATCAGGTACACTATGACAAAAAGCAAATTGTAATGCATTAGGTGCACATACTATGGTTGTATTCCACCAGTTCACAGTATCGGCTGGAGGAGATAAGATCAAGCTTGACTTAAACTCAAGGAGAGCTGTGGGTTGTGAAGTTCTATCGGGAATCCCTTGAATACCTAAGGTAGTGTGGGAAGGGTGTAAAGCCTTGACACAGAACGCAGTACCTTGAGGAGTTTCACCGAATGGTATATTTTGAGCTTGTAATTCGTTGTATAATTTTTGTGGATCCATGACCACGCACTAATTTTATACTGGCTACATGCGTGCTAAGAGCTACCCAGTATATATTTATTTATTAGCTTAACGATTATACATTCTCTCGCACTCTTTTGAATCAAGTGCGATGCTCATACCCTGAACTTGTTTTTGACAACATTCCAGTTCTCTCTTGTGTTCGTGAAGCCATTCACGTATTAAAGAACACATTCCAGCATACTTCGGACTATTATATAATAAAAGAGCGATAGCACACAAACGTGAAAATTCATTTAAATAAGTTGTGTTCCTTTTCCCATAGTTACATGCAGTTAGAAGTCTATCTTCATTGAACTGCAATCTTAAATTTTTATCTAAATGCATTCCTAAGAAAATACAGTCTTCAACCTGCTTAGTTTCAAAAGTATCTGTTTCAAGGTACATACCCCTTTTAAAGTAATATTTCACCAATTCCTTTATTTGTATATCCGCTTTTTCAACTATCAAATCATCACCACAGCAATAAAACTTGCACTTTGACCTTATTGTAGCAACGTGTATCAAACTATTGTCTATTGTAGTTAAAGTAGAACCTGACACCTGACCGAACATCATTATTATGTGTCCGTATCTAGTCAAAACATAACGAACGTAAGTATTTGAATAGTAATCATCAACTTTTTCAGGTTCTTTACTATGCTTTTTCCGAAACTCTCTTATAGCGACTAAAGCTGTCAAATACACGTTTGCATCCCAAGCACCACCATCAAGATCATGAGGTTGATCAAATTGTAGGAACAACTCTCTACATCTTTCAGATGGAACTTCTAAGCCAACAGCGACTTCATTTTTAAGCTGTGATCCTTGTTCAACAAACCAATTATTCATCTCCCCAAAAAGTGCATTTCCAAGTATGACCATCTCCATTGGAGCCGGACTAAAAACTCGAGCATCTTTTCCTTTAACACGCAATTCATCTTTCAATGCAGTTCCGTAAATAGGGGGGTTATTTTCATGATATTTTTCAAAATATTCATATACTTCTAAACAAAATTCGTCCGAAGAATCTATTTCCCTTTCAAGTTCTATTTTACTCTTCTTAAAGATTTTACACAAAACATCACCTTTTGTTGACCCTAACTTATGCCAGGGTTTGCCACTTGACTTTCGTAAATCCAACATACGGATAGAATCTATTTTGTTAAGTTCAAAAATCGGTAACTCTGAAAAATGTTCATCCAAGTAATCAATCATCTTTTGAACTTCTGATTCATCACCAACTACCCAGTCATGAGCATATTTCGCTAAACCAACATCAAAAGAACTATCATCTAGGGCCGAAGGTTCGTAAACCAAATCATCTTCTAAAGAACCAAAACCAAGTGGACAAGGGTGTAATTTAGAGCTATCGCGTTTACCAGTAGGTAAACGTGTAATATAGGGAAATAATTTCTCACAAGGACGTAAATTGTTTGGGGGTCGAGTCATTTGAAACTCCAACTCCCCCCGCGACAAGTGTCGCAGGACGTTCAACTGAAAAAATGAGGATAAGAACTCAAGGGTATAAAACCATTGACGTTCTTATCTTTCAAAGCTATGCAATGAACCCCTAAAACTTTTCCTTTAGTATTATAAACTAGCAGACCACAATCTCCTTCAGCTGTGTCACAATTGTACAACTGATATTGGGTCCCTTCAAAGTTATATTTCTGCATCACAGTACCTATACGTGTGTTGTCATTTATGACTATACCACATAATTCAGTGATCTCGGGTTCAGCCACATTTCCCATTTTAAGGGTTGTAGTACCAACCATGACAGATTTAGCAATTCCCATCTCACCACTCCAAAAAACATCTTCAGAAACGATCGGGCGTTTGAGAGCCACTCGAAGTCCTTTCATTACTTCATAGTGTGTTATGCTCTCAAAACCAGAAAAATAATGTTTTAGCACTACCAATCCAGCTGGACAAACAACACCGTGACCAATTAAATCACTCTCATGATATAACCGCACTTGTGATTGCGTCTGAGCTTTAATACTCATGCCGCAGCTAGCCATTTCTTTCTTGGGTGGGGTTCGTTCAAGCTTCATACATGAATTACACTTACTACTGTGCTTCTGTTTCTTGGAATCAGGTTTGAACCATTTCTCGCAACTAACGCATTTCACGGTGGTATTCTCTATCATAGTTTGAACTCGCGGGTTTTCCCTTTTAATAGGTTTAGGAGGAGCTTGTGTAACACTAGGTTTGTTAACTCCTTCAAAGCCGTGTTCATGATATAACTCAACTTCATCTGCCCAACTCCGTAGATTCTTAGCTTGCTCTTCTAATTTAGCAAGCATGTCGTCTCTTGCTTGCTTAGTCGGGTACAATCTAGCATATTTAGCTTTCCTTTTCTCAACCTCGTCATCCTTAGCGTAATATTCATTTTCACCAAGGAAAGCATCGACACGATCATCAATATTCTCTTCGTAATCATCTTCTTTATAAGAATGGAAATCGCGTCTTCTCGCTTTCGAAGGTCTACCATAATTCCTATGCATTTGTCGTGTACGTCCTTCATATTC